TACCAGTTAAATAAACATCCTGTGCTCCGTAAGCTACTAATTGAAGAAGACCACCACCCATTTACGCTATATTCTTTATACTATTAGAGGAGAAAAAAATATGAATTAAATGTATGTATATGTATTACTTATATTTATTATATAAAAATTAATATTAATAATTCTATTATAAAGATGTTCAAAGAAAAATCATCAAAAAAAAAATATATTTCCGACAATAATGAGGTTTTTACGTTAGATGCTATGCACACAAATATAATAAGGAAGTTTGAACTAACAAATAAGGATAAAGAGAACTACAAGATTTTATTGTTAAGTTTAGAAGCTCAATCGAATCTTATTATGGAGAATATAGAGGCAAATAAGAATGTACATGATAGGGAATATGTAAATAGTTTGTGGACAAGCAATATTATAATAAGGGAGAAAATTATTGAGCTGAAGAACAATATTAGAGAGTTGGATTCATACAACGAAGTAGAATATTATAAAAATACGAGTTATATATTATTTCAATATTATGATACTGTGGAGAAGCAGTCGAAAATAAGTAATACACATACATCTATATCTAATGGTATATGTATTTCTTCAAGTGAATTATTAAGTAGACAACCAAAAATTTACAAGAATGATTCTAAGAAGAAAAGGTCTTCAGTTTCTGCGACAACAATAAATGTTTTAGATGCTCTTAATAATTTGAGTATGGAAAACAATTTAATTAGCGATATAAATAAATCTTCAAATAATTTTAATAATACTCAGACTCAAAATAATCCGAATATGTATGACTATTCAAACAGCGTTAAAGATAATGTAATAGATAAAAGTTCTCTTGTAGATAAATACATGTCTATAATAAATAAGAAGTATGTTAGAAATGTCGAAGAGGAAGATATAGAAATATGTAAAAATTGTAAAAATCAGATGACATGTTTACAGCATGATGCTATAATTATTTGTAATATTTGCGGGTATCAAGAATTGCTGTTAGTAGAGCAGAATAGACCTATTTTAAAACAGAATACGAAGGATACTTCACATTTTAGTTATAAGCGTATTAATCATTTTAGGGAATGGTGCAATCAGGTTCAAGGAAAAGAAAGTACAGATATTCCTGACGAAATATTTGAAAAAATTTTAACAGAAATAAAGAAAGAAAAGATAATGGATACTAAAACAATAACATATAATAAAATGAGGGATATACTCAAACGTCTTAGGATTAATAAATATTATGAGCATATTAATTATATAATTAACCGGATTAATGGGATTCCGACACCGCAATTTAGCCAAGAGCTTGAGGATAAATTATGTAATATGTTTAGAAATATTCAAGCGCCATTTTTAAAACACTGTCCGAAAGATAGGAAAAACTTTTTGTCATATAGCTATGTTTTGTATAAGTTCTTTCAAATATTAGGACTTAATGAATATCTTAAATATTTTCCACTATTAAAAAGTAGAGAAAAGCTATACGTACAAGACCAAATATGGAAAAAAATATGTTTAGAACTTAATTATGAAATAATACCTTCGTTATAATGATGTATTATTTATATATTATTTATATATTATTTATATATTATTTAAAATCCGTTAGGGAAACCTACCATTCTGAAACCAGCACCAAGACCAACGCCTTGTCTTGCACCAGCAGAAACCGCAGGAGATAATAGATCGAGTACAGAGAATGTGCAAGCAGCTGTTAATGCAAGCATCCAAATTTCACTCCAATCCAATTTATTATTAGGTAATATGAGCGCAACAAAAGCAACTATAAGACCTTCAAAAGCATATTTAAGTAGTCTAATAACTACATCCCAAAAATCTACAGAATATTCCATTACTATTAAAACTGCTTATTATACTATTATTATATTATAAAATATTTTAAGAGAATTTATATTGAAAATATATATAAGATTTATAATATATAATATTATTAGAAAGGATATTATCATAAATGTCGGCAGAAGTAGAAGAAAGCACCATAGTATCAAGTGTTACAAGTGTAAAGGAGGTTGATTATCTTGATGAGGATAAACCGATTAGAGGGCAAAACTTTGTATTGTTATCATTTCTAAGCCCTGAAGATGTCCTTGTAAATAAGGAGGCTTTTATGTTCAGTCAGTTTATTACTAAATTTAGCAGCGACATGACTAAGCTATTAGATGGTATTTCAACGAAGTATAGCGATTCAAAGGACTTTGTAGATTCGATCAAAGAGAATAATGCTTTTATCTTTAATCCCAAAGATATGAGCGAACAATATGGATTTTATAAATCTGTAAACAATCAAGAACTGGAGGCATCATATCACCGCGATAATAATTTTGTAACATCTATTAGAGGTATTAAAGTCAGAGGTGTATTTGATACGATTGATGAAGCTAAAAATCGTAGTGAATTTATCAAGAAGATTGATAATAAGTTCAATATTTATATTGCTCAAGTAGGTTGCTGGTGTCCGTGGTCTCCCAATCCGGATTGTTTAGAAAATCAAGAATATGCCGAGACACAGCTTAATACTCTAATGAAAGAGTATAAGAAGAATATGACAGACAAGGATGTTATTTTTGAAAATAGAAAAGCTTCCCTGTTTTCAACAGCACCTGTGACAGATGCTACTCAACTTACTTCTGATCAAGAAAATGAGGTTGTACCGACAACTGAAGCAGGTGTCGATTCTGATGTATCAGAAGCAAATCCACCGATTGAATTGTCAGAACTTAAAACCAGTATAGAACAGATTGATGCGTGGAGTTCGCAAAAACTTGGTCTTCAATAGACAATAATATAGTATGTGAATTTAATATTTTTTTCTTATTTCTTTATATTAAGATATGAAAGCAATAGCAATATTTTTATTATTTATAGGGTCTATAATGATTATTCAAGGGTACTACAATAATAAATCAGTATGTAAAAAAGATAAGATAGTTGTTAAGTATATACCAAGAAGTATTTATGAGGAGCAATTAAAACCCGCAGAAAGTCTTCAAACATTCTATAGGGGTATGTTTGAAGATATTTTATTACACTAATATGTTTTATTTTTTATTTTTATCCTCAATATTAGTAAATGGATATATTAAAAGATATTGAAAAAAACATTCTAAATATTAATATGTATAGCAAAGATAATGATCAAGGAAAGTTAAATATAATTAAAAAACATATTGGTGATTATTTTAAATACAAAAGTGATGAGAATAATATTATTACACAGAAAATGATAATATACGATGAACAGTACAAAAAAGCACGAGAAATAAATAATTATGAATACGAATTATTTTTACAAGAGAAAGAAGAGAGATATAATATATATAAGGAAACCAAAGAGCTATCATCATTATATGATTATTTAAATTATAAATATACAAATAATAAGAGCATCCCAGACATATATACATATGAACACATAAGATTAGAAGAAAGAGCAAAAGGTCAAAAAGAAGTTAAAGATACTAATAGTGTTAACATAATAAAAGATGTTAAAGATGCTAAGAGCGTTAAAGAAAAGGTATGTCCCGAAGGTAAAGTATTAAATCCTATAACAAAAAGGTGTGTGAAAGCCCCTGTCGCTAAGAAGGCTAAAGATGTTAAGAAAGATCCAGCAGAACCTAAGAAAGATCCAGCAGAACCTAAGAAAGATCCAGTAGAGCCGAAGAAAGATCCAGCAGAACCTAAGAAAGAACCAGTAGAACCTAAGAAAGATCCAGCAGAGCCGAAGAAAGATCCAGCAGAGCCGAAGAAAGATCCAGTAGAACCTAAGAAAGAACCAGTAGAACCTAAGAAAGAACCAAAAGAAAAACCAAAAGTACCAAAAGAAAAACCAAAAAAAGATGCTAAAGTCAAAGAGTGTCCAGAAGGTAAAATCTTAAATCCTGTAACTAATCGATGTATCAAAGATGTTAATTATAAGCCGCCTAAGCCTCCTGTAGTGCCTGACCCTTCATGAAAAAATATAAAGTAGATAATTATATAGGAGATATTATGGTAAAAAATATTCAAGATAAAACATTTAAGATAAACTGGTTTAGCTTCTTTTTTGCTTTTTTATTAGGAGTTATATATGTTTATATTTCTTCACCACCAATAAGAAGTATTATAAAATACCCTACACCTTACAACGTAAATAAAATAGTATATAAGAATCATAACCAGCAATGCTATAAATATAGCGCTGAAGAAGTTAAATGTTCAGGGACTTCATTAATACAGCCTATAATATAGGATATATATGATATATCTATAGTTATTTTTTTAAATTTTAATAGATTAGAATAGTTAGATGAGTAAAAAGATAGTGATGGGGAAAGGAAAAATGAAGGATCCTTCGGGATTAAGAGTGACTATAGACAGATTATTTTATGATGATACGGGACAAATGATTGTTAGCGCGCTATTTGGTCTTGCGTTAGCTCTGCTTTTTAGGCGTATTTGTAAGGATAATTGTGTGTTATATTCAGCACCGGATATTGAAGATATTGAAGGAAATATTTATAATCTCGAAGATACATGCTATAAATATAAATCATATCCTGTTAAATGTAATGAATTAGATAAACCGTTAGAACCGTATGATATTAATAAAACACCTGATAATTTAATAAGTGTTCCTGGTTTTTTTGAAAAAATGTTTATTACTTCTACATAAAGATAAGTTCAATATCGCGTAATATAATTTATATTGAAAATATTATATATCAATAGATAGAATTATAATAATGTCAACACCTATAAGCGCATTACCTATGAAAACACAACAAGCAGGCGGAACAGGCGATGTGAATGACATCAACGACCCAATAGTTCAAGATGTTTTAAATGAGTTCCAAGAGGAATTAATGATATCCAAGCAACCTAAAACTTCACAATTCCCGCAGAGTATGCCCCAGATGCAGCCTCTGCATATGCCACCACCAACACAATATCCATCATCACAATATCCTCCTGCGTATCCACAACATAACTCTCCTATGAATGGTGTTAATAATAACAAATATGAAAATATTTCGTCATATTTAGATACTGATGTAGCAAAAAGAAGTTTGATATTAGTAATATTAGCTGTAATTATATATCATTCTGGTATTATTAATTCTGTATATGAAAAGATGCCAGATTATCTACAAGATAATTTAAATATGTTTGATATATATATAAAATCCATATCGCTATTTTCTATCATATATGTTTTATCGTTTTTTGAGTATATATAGATAATGATACTTAGAATCTTCTATAATCTGCGTTCGCAT